ATTGTGCTGCGATCAGCCGTTCGGCTTCGTCGGTGTCAGTTGCTTTGTCATTACCCACGTTAAACTGCGGCAGGTAGTCGTCAGGGCTTGCCAGGTCGCTACGTTTAACCACCTGGGTGTTATGTATCACAGCGGCCAACAGGGCCGTCTGGTGCCACTGGTCGCCGCCCTGTTCAACTACTAGCCACGCTTGCCACTCAATAAACTGTTCGGGGGTTATCTGATCCAACATATGATCCACGTTGACGTGACCCAGCGTTGCCGCCAGGGTCATTGCGAATCGTCTACGTGAATCGCTTCGGAGTTTTTTATCGCGCCCTCGATGTCGCCCTCATCAAACCCACAATGCACACGGCAGGCATCGTATAGCCTGGCGACAACCAGCCCATCCAGGTTCGCCAGGTTATCAACGTCGCCGGCATCCATAACCGGCTTGCCGTCCTTATCCACCAGGCATAGACAAACCAGCCGCCGGCTGGCATCTAGCAGCCGCTGTTTGCTGATCTTGCCTGCCTTTCCAATTAACGCCGTTTCGTACGCTGCCTTTTCGCGTTCGGTCAATGACTGAATACGAAACGCTAAACCCAGTTCATCTATCACGACGTCCTTGTGCCGCCGTTCGCACAGCTTCAATATGTCATTTCGGCCCGCTATCTTCGTCATCGTTAGTGAACTCCCCGTTATCGTCGTCGTCGTCGATTACTTCTAACGCTGCTTCCACGTCTAATATCACCACGACATCCTGCCGGCCGCCTAGCTGCTGATCCACGTGGACAGATACAGCGTCCTGGGTGGCCTGGTCCACGGGCACGGTGAATTGCAGGTACCCACCAGCAGCCGCGCCGCAGTAGCCCACCTGAATACCATCAACGCGGACCATCAGTTGATCCGTTATCAACGGCACCAGCTCGCCATCTACCAGATGCCTGGCAGGGTGCGGTTCTAGTTGGATGTCCATTTAGCTGCCTGCTGTATACGTGGGGCCGGTTTTCCCGTCCCACTGGATCGTCATTGTGCCCGTCATCAATTCCGAATTCGTCGTTGTCGGTCCTTCGGATTCAGTGGCAAATCCTGAACCAGCGAGAGTGGCCTGGGTACTTTCGCCCGTTTTCAGTTTAAAGGACAGGGTGATGGTCTCTGCCACCGCCGTTATCGGTGGGAATGTCCCTGCAGACTGGTCCCAATAGAATTCGATGTCGAATTCGCCTGGTTCTATCAGGTCGTCTGGAACGTAGGTTTTCTCGCCCGTGATGCCAAGATGCGTATCTTCCAGGGCTTCGCGTGATTGGCTTGTGCCGGATATAGAAATTATCGATCCCGTCCAGCCGGACGTACCAAATACAATGCTCGTGCCGTTTCCTGTCATCGCCATAATTCAACTCCTAGAACGTGGGTACTGCTTCGGTATGTATGATTTCCAGGTCCAGCGTCACTCTGTACGTGCCGTCGTCGCCGCCGTCGGCGGGCACCAGGTAGCCCTCAATCTTGTTAGCAATACCAACAGACTGCACTGTTTCGCTGCCCATGCTGCCTGTGTAACCGTGTACAGCGTTGCGGACATCCTCGGCCAGGTTGTTCGCGGCCAGGTGTGTTTCTCCGTAGATGTCCACCTGCACCAGTGCATTGGCAATCCCTGCCGCGCTGTCTACCTGGTCCACGCTGATGCTGCTGATTAGCTGGAACACGATAGCCGGCAGCGTGGCATCCTGCGGCATGGCCCTGGGGAATATGCGCGTACCAACGTCAGCCGCTATTGCGGTATCTGTCAGCAGGTACGTGCGTAGCCCTTTGCCAATGTCCGTCATTTTTTCGCTAGTTCCTTCACAGCTTCTGCAACGTCTTTTCGGAATAGGTTAATCACCGCCTGCCGCTGCTGTTTCGCTGCGGGCCGCATGAACGGCTGTGCCGGCTGGTATTGCGTGCCGTACTCGATAAACCCGCCCGGGTAGAACTCGCCGCGGTGGGTGGACATCCCGCTAACTACCCGCACTGTTACCTGGTGGGCTGTCTTGCGGCTGCGCTTCGCCGCTTTCGGCTTAATGCTGGTCTTTAATAGTCCGCTGTCTTTCGGTGCCGCACTTTTAGCGCTGCCAGCTATCAGCTTGGCACCATTGCGCAACGCTTTGCGAATCAGTTTCTTCTGCACCTTGTCGTCAAAACTGGATAGCTTGCGGTCAACAACGTCCATCCCGGTGACGTGAAAACCAGCGTTCTGTAGTCCGAACTTTGCCATCAGTTATCTTCCTTGCAGTACAGCCACAGCGTTCGGCATCTGGCAGACTGTCCGCGCCGCTGGACGTTCTGAATATTCAGCGTTTTCGTTACCGCCCCGTCTGTATATTGCAGCCGCATTTCCGCCGTTGGAAACGTCCCGCTTCTGGGTTCCCTGATAATCACAATCGCTGTCACCCAATCTTGCACTTGATCGCCGCGTATCTGTTCGCCGCCGCCCTTTTCGGTTACGTGCCCGTCCATCGTTCGGGCTGTGGTCCAGGTGCTGATAAGCTGGCCGCCAGCGTCAGCGGCTTCGGCTTCTGTCTGAATGGCAATTCGCCGTCTTAGTTTCCCTGCCCGTACCATGTAAATTGGTCTCCCAATAAATACGGGGACAATAAACTATCAACTGCTATGGGTATTACTGTGGGCTTGAAACTGTGTACTAAGACCGCTTCTCTGTTTTCAAACCAGTGCCCCACCAGCAGCAGCATGGCCTGCTTGATTGCCTGCGGTACGTCGCTGGCCGCGTCACCGTAGCCGGCAATAAACCGAATCTGCACGGCATCGCGTACGCTGCGGGCACTGGGCCAAACTTTGTCATAGGCCGGCGTCACGCTGCCTGGGTCGCGTTTTGTGCTTACTATGTAATCGCTGGCCGTCCAGGTAGCACTAATGCCGTCGGTGTCGGTGTACGTTATCGCTGACACGCTTTGCAGCTGGCCCTTGGGTAGCGGTAGCACCTTGCGGCCTGCTGGAAACTTGTCCAGGGTCAGGTCGTAGGTTGCGGTTATCAACTGGCGGCCGGTGACAGACTCCACCGTTTGCCTGGCCGCTATGACCAGATTGTCCAGCGTGGTGTCGTAGTACGTTTCGTCCAGGTTCAAATGGCTGCGGCACTCCGCCGCCGTCAACGGCTCGGCTGCGGCTGCGGTTTGCAGGTCCAGGCCGTAGTCAATCACGCCCGTCATGTTTTGCTTTCCTGCGCTTGGGCTTGGGTGGTTCCAGCATGGCCGATTCTGGCCGGCCTGCCACGCGCGATAGCGTGACAGGTTCGGCCAGGTTTCGGTCAATCAAAGTCATCGCTTCCGCTTCGGGGACATCGATAACGTCGCCGGCATTGTTCACACCGGTCAGCGACACGCGCCCCGTCAACAGTTTGACCTTCATTGCTACCCCGTTATGCCTGGGTCAGCTTCTTAATCGGCCCAGTGCCGGCATCAATAACGCGGCTGTCATGGCGGCTAAATGCCACAAAGCCGGTCTGATCGTTGTCCCGGTATCGTTCTTCCAGCCGGAATAGCCGAATATTGCCAGCGTCCCGAATGATGAACTTCGAAAACGCGCCAACTAGGACAGTGACGTTGCCAGTTGCCAGGGCAGGCATGTCGTTATTGACAACGACGGGCTTACCCAACAATCGGTCAGGTTCGCTGTCCTGCAGGCCAGGCTGCCACAGGTACTGGTCGTTCGCGTCCTTCAACTTGCGAACGTACAGCACGATGTCATCGTGCATCATCCATCCGAAGCTAGGATCATTCCGGTAACTGGGATCAACGCTGTGATAAAGCGTAATCAGTTCGTCAGTGGTAATTGCAGCGGCCCCTGCGGCTGTCACGCCAGCAGACGCGCCAACAGTACAGCCCTGCGGCTGACTGCTGCCAGTGCCCGTGGTGAAGTGCTGCGCGGTGATGCGTCCGATACGTTCGCCCAGCATGCTGCCCACTTCAGACGCCAGCGAGAATGCCGAATCTGACATCAATTCCGCACTGACAAGTACGCTGTCGCTCGAATACTTATATGCCGCCAGCGTCACGCTACCAAACGTGACAGCGGTTTCTGTGACGGCTGCGTTTTCAGATAAAAGCCGGCCCGTATTAGAAGTGTCTGAAACGCTCGCCCAGGGCATGTCGTTGCCGCTGTCAGTTCGGAGAATTCTGGCAACGCGCCGCGGGCCACCAAATGCCAGCAACGCCCGCTCCAGTTCCGAAACGAATCCTTCCGGCACGGTGTAACCACCAGCGGAATCGGTGCCAACAGATTGCGCCCGTGCTTCCAATGCACGACCAAACCCGTTATGGCGGAAACCAGCCGGCTTCTGTGCCAGCGTGACATCGAAAGACGGTGCTTTGTAGTCGATGCCTACCTGGCGGCACGCATTCTGGTGGCGGTCCTCGATATCAATACCGTTCTGGTATCGTGCCCAGGCCTGGAATGCCAAGTTGTGGCTTTCGGCCGTGACAGGTTCAGCCCCTGCGCGCTTTGCCTTGAATGTTGCAACGTCAGTGGCCTGCGCCACTTCAGCCAGTCGGGATTCGACGGCCAGCTTTTCTTTTTCGGCTTCCATTTCAGACGACACGTTGTCGTACTGGCTGTTAACAGCTTCCCAATTGCCGCGGTCCTCTGCTGACCAGTCGTCCTGGCTGTCGGCCAGTGTTTTAATCTGGGCTGACAGTTCGCTACGTTGCTCTTGCAGCTGCTTAAGAATGTCTGACATCGTGGGTTCCTTGTCGGTTTGCGCCGGCTAGGTCCACAAAAAAAGGCACCACCTGCCGGCTGTGTTCGTAATAAGACACAGCACAAACAGATACTGCCTTGTCAGGGTTCAGCTGTTCGTCAGTCGCCGTCTACTTGCATCGCGTTCAACCGGCATCTGTAATTGTCACGGTTCATCGATAATCGTCAATGCAAATCCAACTCGATTATCCTGGCCCGCACTGTAACCGCGTCCTGGTCCCGCTGGGCAGCTTCTAACCACTGATCCAGGGCCGCATTGGATTCTTGCACGTTGTCCAGGCTGCGCAGCGTTGTGCTGGTGCCCTTATACGCTGGAAACGTTACCGGGCCGACATCGAACACGTCCAGGTTGCGCAGTTCGCGGACAGTCTGCCCGTCGCCGCGTCGTATTTCTGCGCCGTCGGTGCCCACCTGGAAACTAAAACTGCTGCCGGTAACGTCGCCACGGCTAATGCTGGTAGCTACATCGCGGCCTAGCTGGGTGTCCGGCATCGTAATGTCGTACCGTAGCCCTAGACCGTCTTCACTCAATGTCATTGTGCCGGCCGTGGTACGGCCCAGCACCTGATTCATATCGTGATTGAACAGCCCGCGGACATCCTGCCGCGCTTCGATTGCGTTACTGAATGCCCCTGGCATGATCCGTTCAACGTAATCATCCATTAATTCGAATTCTGTGCCTGGGTCGTCTGCACGATAGAACACAGCGGCATAACCGGTGATGACCGGCTGGCCGTTCTCGCTGCGCACTTCAACGGGTAGCTGGTTCGGAAATCGCTTTTTCATTGGTCGTCATCCTTTTCAACGTCTTTCAGAATTAGTTCGGGCAGGTCCACGCGCAGACTGGCCGCGTTATCCACAACGGTTGCTTTGATGTCATCCTGGCCGGTGGATTCCAGCAGCTTGTCCAACTGCCGGTGCAGCCGGCTGTACAGTGCTTCCATAATTCGGCTGGTAGTTTCCAGCACGTCGGTGCGTCTGACAGCACAATAGGCCATCACCGCGGTATACAGGTCGCATTGCACCGTTTCCATTGTGTCGCTGTCCAGGCTGCCATCCACCCAGCTGCAAAACCTGCTGGCTGTCTTGCGTTTGACGGCCCGCGTGACAACGCCCAGCAGCCCACCTACGGCATCATCGATAGCGTCTAGCATGACATAGCGCGTAGCGTCCCGGCTGGCTGAATCGTCGCCCTGGGCTTCGTCGTCCCCCGCCACTGTCATATTGAGCGGCCGCAGGTAAACTCCGCCGCGGCCGTCGGGCCGTGGGTTCATATTTTGCATAGCTCGGAATTCGTCAGGGCTTAGAACGCCCATTTCTATTCCCATACGGCCAACCTGGTATTTGGTCAGGGTGTCCGCCTGGATCAGTGCGTCGATATTGTGTTCTACAAAATGGCTGCCCGCGTCCTGTTCCGGTGTCGTTAACAGTTTCATCCAGCATTCCGCCTGGATCGTGTGCAGCCAGGGCGACAAACAGCTATCCAGGTAGCTGCGGTTTTCCTGTTCTAAACTGCTGTAACTGGTCCGGCTGTCGTCGCCTAGCTTGTGCGGCGGCAGATTGTACCAGCGGGCAATGTCTTTTACCTGTTCGCTGCGGGCCGCCACCATTTGAGCTTCTTGCGCATTGAACTGGCCGGCGTGGAATTTGGACCCCTCGCGCAGAATGACGGTTTTGAATGCGTTGTCTACCGCTTCGTAGGTCTTGCGGAATCCCTGTTCCAGATTGTCGGCTGCTACTTTTGTCATGCCTGGCGGCACTTCCAGAATTCCGCCAATGCGGGCACCGTGTTGGAAAAACCGGCTGGCAAACTTATTCTGTGCCAGGCCCAGTGCCAGACTGTTGCGGGCAACGCTGACCAGTTCACAGTCTGCATCACCGCGGATGCTGATATGTTCCAGGTGCATTACCTGGCTGCCGAAGAATGTAACCAGTTCGCCGCCGATTTCAGAAACGTAGAACATACTGCCATCGTCGCGTATCTGCGGCTGTGTCCGGTCAGGTAGCAGCGGATATAGGCCCAACGCCTTGCCGTTCGGGTCGCGGTCAATCAAAGCGTATGCGTTGCCGTACAGCAGCGCGTGCGTCATCAAACGCCGCCAGAACTTGAACGCGGACATATGCGGGTTGGACTTCCACCTAATCAGGTTCTGGGCTACATGCCCGCGGTCCACTTCCCGGCCGCGTTCGCCCAGGTCAGGCCGACGGCGGTAGACGTTGATTGGCAGCTTGGCAACGTCGCCCGATATCAGGCTTACCGCCTGCCAGACGGGTGCCAGGCTTAATGCCTTCTTGCTGTTCACAGCTTCGCCGGTGTCGGCCAGGTCACTACCAAATACTTCGTTCCATACTTCAGGGCTGCCCAGGGGAATGTTTGGATTCTCCATACTGCGGGCTTCGTCGCCTGTATCGATCATGTTTACCATTAGAACAGTTCCAGGGTGTTGTCTTCGTAATAGTCATAAACTGGTGGAGCTTCGGCCTGCGCGCGGCCTAGTGCCATGATCGCGGCCACAATGCCGTCAATCTTTTTCGGGTCGTCGTGAACAGGCTTGACGGGCCGCTTGTTCGCGTTGTTGTCCTGCTTTACCTGGACGTGCCCGGCTTGCCAATCTAGTACCGGATGCCCTGGGTGCCGCAGGTGCTTGCCGATAACCAGCCGCTCGAATTCCGCCGTGGGGCCGGCAAACATCATGATGGTCTGCCGGAATGCTTCGCGCGGTATACCGTTGTTCGCTTCTAGCCGCTGTGTCAGTTCTTCGGCGTAGGTCGGATCGAAAACCAGCCCCTGTACGTTGAACAGGCCGGCCAGGTCAATAATCCGCTGTTCCACATAGGAATAATCAACGACGTTGCCTGGCGTCAATTCCAGATAGCCGCCGGCGGACCAGTCCAGGTACGATGCCAGATGACTATTCGCTTTGGCCGTTTCTTCGGGCAGCCAGAAATACGGCAGAACGGTATACGTCTCGCCGTCGTCACCCGGGAAGACACAAACGGCCGCTGTCATATCGCGCGTACGTGACAGGTCCAGCCCGATGAAGCAGTCCCGGCCGGCCATTTCATCCTCGGTGATGTCGGCCTGGCATTCTTTCCAATCTGCCTTGCGCAGCCAGATATTTTGCGCACTGGTCCACATGTTCAAACGGTACATTTTCCACGTCTGGAAGTCTGTCAGGCTACGCTGTGCCCGTTGGTAGCTTTGTTCAAATTCGCCCTGCTTGATTGTCACGCCCCACGATGGATTGGCAGCTTTCCAGATTTCAATATCACCACAATCCGCGTCTGTTGTCGCCTGCGGTGCAGAATATTCAACCGCCAAGAATGAATCGTCGTGGATCATCCCTTCATTGACGGCCCGCCCATAGTCCCACTGGCGTTTACCGTAGCCCTGCGGATTGTTGCCCGCGGTGCTTACTTCAAACTGGATAGGTTCAGCCCTGGACGCGCCCATGTATTCAAGTACGGACGCCAGCCGGCTGTCGACGACGTGCGTTTCGTCAATGATGACGCTGCCGTTAAGCCCTTCTTGCCCTTTGATATTATCACCGCGCAGTATGCTGTACGTGCTTCGCGTCGGTGTATGGGCTATCACGCCGCTGGTGTTGTTGATCTTGCATTCAGACGCCAGGGCAGGCGACATTTCAACCATCGCTTTTGCGTGCGCGTGAACAATGCCGGCCTGCTTGCCGTCCTTCGCCGCGCTGAATACCTTTTGCCCGCGTTCGCCGTCGGCGGTCATCAGGTAAAGGCCAACCATGGCGGCCAGGGGTGACTTCCCACTCTTTTTTGGCACCCACAGGCTACAGCGGGTGAAACGCCGAACTTCCCGGTTCCAGTCATCGCTAAACTTTACCCAGCCGAACAGCCGCATAAGCAGGTCATGCTGCCAGTCCATCAGCTCCACCCGCTGGCCGGCGTATTCGCCTTCGTATAGCCGCAGGTGCTGCTGGCAAAAGTCGATAATATGCTGGCCGCGGGTTTCATCCATCCGGCAGCCATTCACTACGGCCCGTTCGTCCGCGTCGTTCAGCGTCCAGCGTGCTGTTGGCTTATCAGCCATTGCCACGCTCCCGTCTGGATATGCCGTCGACCTGGACGGGTTCGGACGATACCAGCTTTGTCCTGCCCACTGGCCCGAAGTACAGCACTTTGGATAGTGCAACGTAGTTCCGGGTGGCGCGTTCCATTTCCACGGCGTCGTCGGCATCTGCCGCAGCTGCCCAGCGGACCCACCAGTTCAATGCCTGGTGCAATAACCCCGTATCGGCTTTGGTGTAGATGCCAGCTGGCAGGCTGTCCACGGACCAGGCCCACCATTGCGCGCCGGCTTCGCTCATGTTGGCTGGTGGTTCAGGCTTTCCGCTGGCTATCGCTATAACGTCATCCACGCGCCGGCCGTGCTTGTCGGGCTTGTAGTTGCCTAGCAGCTTCAGCTGCACCGTGGGCACGGTGTGGCGCTTCACCTGCGTTGCTGGCGATGCGTGCCGGCCGCTGCCTACTCCGCCCATAGGTTCACCCTCTCAATATGCTGTGAAAAAC